ATATATCGTTTAGTTGAAATAATACTTCCTTTTCATCATCTGGCGGTTTACAATGACTATTAAATTGTAATGCTTCTGTCTTTGCATAATCATATGTTTCACCACGTAATCTTATTGATATTAACATCTTTACTAATTGTTCGTGTCTATCACCCTCACCGCAACCATAACGTAATGTGCCTGTATATTGGCCTTGATACATAGATGGATCATACTTTACTACTTTACGTTCTGGCCTTACTAATCTCAATCCATCTCTTATTTCTTTCATAGTGTATGGTTCATGTGCCGTGCATTGTATAATTTTTACAGGATAAGGATTTTTTTTATGATGATAAAAACCTGCTACACGCATTACACGTGAAAGATCTTTTACTTTTGGATCTGAATTAAATCTATTAGATAATGCTTCTTGGTATAACTCAAAACTTTCTAGCGGCATATCTTTTACAATCCAATAACAATGAAACTTGTTACGACTTGTATTAACAACTATGTTAGGAATAACGTCAAACTTTGTAGGTAATGGTGTACCATCAAGATCTATAAATACTGCTCTTATTTCTTTTATATTTTTTTTAGATCTACCACAAAGATCTGTTTTGTTAACCGTAAAATATACACCTGCGCCTTTGCTATTTAGTTCAGCAAGTTCATCAAAGTGTTCTTCTATAGTACCATGTAATTGTTTAATTAATTTTTTATTTCTTACTTTGTCATCAAAAGTTTGAAACGTATGTGTTTGACCAAAGTAATCCAGAAACATACTATAATGTGAATTAGGAGTATAACTCATTCGCATCTATGCCCCACTATTAATTTATTACCATCTTTTGTATAATAAGCTGAATGTTCCCATACACCTTCTTCGTACCAATGAAACGTACCTATATTTTCTATAATAGCTTGTGCATGGTCTGAACACCATTCATACTTTGTGCTATCAAACTCATAATAATATCTTTCTAAATCACAACTTGTACAGGCCAATACAAATATAATTATTTTAATCATCTTCGCCTAAACTTTCATCACTCCATCTTTTTTTTGCACCTAACTTACCTGCAATAGATCTTTTCTTTCTGTTCTTTGCTTGTTCTTTGCGTTCTTCTTCTGCCTGTATACAGATAAGATATACTTTATTGTCTTTGTCTTTTTTTTCTTCAAATAAATGTGATATGTTTTTCCAAATCTTATCTAACTTATCAACTCTACAATTACACATTCTAGATAAGACCTCCATATCTTTTGGAATACGAAAACTACGCCAACAATGACAATACAATAAAATATATGCGCCTTGTTCTTCTAATGACAATTTCATTCTGTTTGGATCTGAAATCCAATCACTTGCATAAAACTGAAATGCAGGGCTTTGTTCGTCTGTTATAGATTTTCTCATTTTATAATCATTAAGTTAGGTTAACATCAGTTTTACATTAAGAGAAACTTGGTGTCAAGTCTGTTGCCTATCTTGTATGTAGTTGTAGGTGTAGTTGAAGGTGAAGATGAAGATGAAGGGGATACTTTTGCCATTAGCAAATTGATGCGATTTTATGGCAATGCTATGGCAATGCTATAGTTTATAATGGTTCTAAAGAGGGAGGTGTGGCGGTAAACCTAAACTAAAATGAAAGAGGGAAAAACCCGCCACACGATATAGCTTACACTCTCGCTTACACTATATACACGGTATACTTTTAACCTATTTGATAATGGTCTACGCCTACCGTTTAGGCGCAATCTCTAAATCTGGTCTTATATAACCTATATCATAATCACCTAATTGTGCAATCTGATATGCACGAAAAGGTGGTATAACTTGCCATTTAGATACGGCGGGATGTGATATGCCCAGCATACGTGATAAGTTTTTACCACCATATTTATTGACAATTTCTGTCTTACGTTGTTTTGCTAATCCTACCTTTTCTATCATGTTTCACCCTGTTGTATTTTTGCAACAGTAGTGTGTCTTAATTGCAACAGGTATTTAGACCTATCCTCACACTTTATTGCTTCGTCTGTAAGCACTAATATATCATCTGCTTTGTTATAATGTTGAGGAATAACACTAGATCTGTCAAGGTTTATTATTTCCTTGTCAATTCTTTTTTGTTTAGCTTGTAATTCCTCAATTAATTCATCTAATACACTTGCCATAATTTGTTCTATATTTGTTTTGTTAACAAAAGTCAATCTATATACTTGACTTACGTTAATATATCATTTAACTTAACTTAATCAATAATAAATTAGTGAAAAAAGGATAAATATGACAAGCATAATAGCAAATGGTGGCAATGATACACCAAGTTATCCAACGGTATCTGTTGGTGTACATAAGGCCAGATGTGTAAGAGTAATAGATCTCGGAACACAACAAAACGATTATCAAGGGCAGATTAGTTGGAAAAGACAGGTAATGTTGATATGGGAAGTACCATCTGAAACAGATAACAAAGGTGAACCATTAACAATCAGTAAGTTCTATACGTTATCATTAAATGAAAAAGCAAATCTTGCTAATGATTTAGTATCATGGCGTGGTAGACCTTTTACTGAAACAGAAAAGAAAGCGTTTGATATATCAAAGGTAGTAGGTAAACCGTGTAGTATAAATGTTATACTAAATCAAAACGGCAAACCAAAAGTATCAACCGTTATGCCAATAGGTAAGAATGATGAGATTGCACAACAGTTTCATCCTAACATGGTGTTTAGTATTACAGACTTTCAAGAAAAAAAAATGGAAGTATTTAATCAATTACCCGAAGGTATAAGAAACATTATCTTAAAATCTAAAGAGTTAGAAGGTACGGAAAAACAAGATTTAGGTGATGAGAACAATGCACAAGATCTTGGTGATATTCCGTTCTAATGAAGATAACAAATAAATCAAATCTACCTAAAGTTATTGAACGGGCTGTAATAAACGATCCTTATGATAGTAGTGGATCTAACATATCTACAACCCGTTTGATTGCACCACCTAGAATAAGAGTACTAGAAATGCGTAACTGGGATCTTATTGAGGATGATGTATCTAACAGAATATTCTCTTTACTTGGTCAATCCGTACACCACATATTAGAGAGATCTAAACTAAAGGTAGATCTAGCTGAACGTAGATTGTTTTACAAAGATGATAAGATAACTAATGGATGGACATTGAGTGGTCAGTTTGATTTGTTATCTAGACAAGGTGATCTAACAGATTTTAAAGTTACGTCTGCATGGGCCGCACTAGATGCATTGACTAATGGTAAAGATGAATGGGAAAACCAACTTAATGTATTAGACTTTCTATGTAGAAAAAATCAAAAGACATTGACAAGGTATAAGAAAGAAGTCAAAGTTAAATCATTAAACATAATGGCTATACTGCGTGATTGGTCAAAACTAAAAGTTATGCAATCAGACAACTACCCAAGAAAACAAGTTGTTATGATACCTATACGTAGATGGTCAGAAGAAGAACAAGAAAACTATGTACAGGCACGTATTAAATTACATCAAGATGCAGAAAAGTCAGATCAACTTCCATTGTGTACAGCAAAAGAAAGATGGCGAAAAGAAGATAGCTATGCTCTTATGTTGGACAACAGAAAAACTGCTAAACGTGTATTACCTACAAGAGAAGAAATGGATAAGTACATGAAAGAAAACAAATATGTAGAAGGCCAAGGTTGTAGGGTAGTGTTTCGTGCAGGTGAAGATGTAAGATGTCAGCATTATTGTAGTGTTAATCAGTTCTGTAGTCATTTTATGAATGTGAGTTTCTAGTGAGTAAAAAACCTAAAATCATAAGACCTTTCATTGTTACAAAAGATCCCATGGTTCAAAGTCTGTTGCACAAGTTTGCAAAAAGATCAGAAGATGGCATACTTAAATATAAAAGAACTATGGCACAAGCTAATAAACCCATAGAAAAATGGATTGAAGATGCACAAGAAGAAGCATGGGATCAAATTGTATATCTAGAAAAATTAAAATCTTTGTTAACAAAAGTACATTAATTTTAAAATTTATTTATTTAACATAATCTGTTAATATATGCTGATATGAAAATCAGCGATAATACATCTGTAGCTATGCCAATGCGTAACCTAGTAGCCATAATAGCGGCTGTTGCGGTTGGTACTATGGCCTATTTTAATATAGTAGAACAGCTAAACAAACACTCTACTACGTTAGAGTTGATGGCAAAAGATCAAGAACATAATACAGAATTTAGAATAAAATGGCCACGTGGTGAGATGGGATCTTTACCTGCGGACAGCGAACAATTTATGTTGATAGAAGATCTGTACAAAACCGTAGAAAAATTGGTAGAGAACCAAGAGATGAATATGACAAACAAAGTTAATATAGAATTTTTACAAAAACAAGTAGAAAAGATGCAAGAAGATATTGAAAAGTTAAAAGATAAAGTAAGAGCAAATGGAAGTTACGGACAATGATTGAAACAGTTGTAGCATTATTGATGATAGTAAACAATGAGATTAAAGAACATAGAATACAACCAGCTATGAGTGATTGTCTAAAAGGTAAACGTATTGCTGAAAGACAATTAAAAGGTGGTAGTAATGTAAGATATGAATGCCTACGATCTAAAGCAGAATTAGAAGAAGATAGTTTAGGCAACATACATATTAAAAAGTTAATATTAAAATAATGATAAAGTTTGTTCTTATGTTACAATTATGTGTAAGCGGTATGTGTTATCCACCTTTAACAAATGATAATTTTATTTTTGATACATACAAAGAATGTACAATAACAGGTTATGAAGAAAGTCTAATGTATGTAGGAAACATGGATGATGAATATGTAAACAACCAAAGACCATTAATAAGGTTTTGGTGCATAGAAGAAAAAGTAAAAGAAAAGATTAGCACATGAAAACAAAGAAAAAAATAGTAAGAAAAACAATATCTCATAGTGTAATATCATACAAACTAGATGAGATTAAGGATCTTGTTCATAAAAATTCCAAGGATATAGAGGAGTTAAAGAAACAAGTAGCTATGGGTAAGGGTGGCATAAAAGCTATATTTGTGATAGGTTCTTTAGTAGCATTGATATTAGCATTAATAAAAATGCTTACATTATGGAGGTAAATTATGGCATGGTTTAGTTTAGCAAAAATTGCAGTACAAGCAGGTACACATATATTTAAAAAAAGACAAGAAACAAAAATGATGATGGCAGATGCACAATACAAACACGCCGAAAAGATGGCCAATGGATCTGCTGAATATCAAGGAAAATTATTAGAAGCCAGACAATCAGACTGGAAAGACGAGTTCATATTGATACTGTTAAGTATCCCTATCGTAATGTTAGGATTTGCGGTATGGTCAGATAATCCTGCACACATGGAAAAGATGAAATTATTTTTTGAATATTTTTCACAACTTCCATTCTGGTATCAGACAATTTTTGTGGGCGTGATAGCATCTGTGTATGGACTTAAAGCAACAGATCTAATAAAAAGGAAGTAATATGGCAAGTAAATATCATACTACCAAAGATGGAAAGAAAGCAAAGAAAGGTTTGTATTACTATATGAACCGTAAAAAGAAAGCTGGTACATCTAATCCGAAGTCTAAATCTACGGTTAGTGCAAAGGCATATAAGAACATGAAAGCTGGTTTTCCTAAATTTGGTAGAGCATAGTGGGTTATAGTAAAGAACATAAAAATCCTAGCGGTGGTTTGAATGAAAAAGGTAGAAAGTTCTTCAAACGTACAGAAGGATCTAATTTAAAACCACCTTTATCAAAAGGTAAGAGTGGCCGTAGAATATCGTTTGCGGCCCGATTTGGGGGCATGAAAGGCCCAATGAAGGATGATAAGGGTAGACCTACCAGAAAAGCGTTAGCGTTAAAAAAATGGGGGTTTAGATCAGCAGAAAGCGCAAGGAATTTTGCAAATAGGAATAAAGCATAATGGATTATAATAATTTAAAAGAACGTATAAAAAAGCATGAAGGTTTTGTAAACAAGATATACAAAGATAGTCTTGGTTTTGCCACAATCGGATATGGCCATCTGGTAACAAAAGCAGATACATATGAAGAAGGTGTAGAATATACAGAAGAAGAATTAAGCAAAGTATTTGACCAAGATTTTATTATAGCTGGACATGGTGCAGAAACATTAATGAATAATAATGAAGTATATGAGATAGACCATGAAGCAAAATGTGTCCTAATTGAGATGGTGTTTCAGTTAGGAATTGGTGGTGTAGGCAAATTTAAAAAGATGTGGGCCGCACTAAAAAACAAAGATTATGGTGAAGCATCATTTCAGATGATGGATAGTAGATGGGCAAAACAAACTCCTTCACGTGCAAAGGAATTGTCATCTATTATGCGAAGTTGCAAAGCATAGCTTTTTCTAGTATACATTGTAGTGTGTTAATTATAGAAGATATAATAACTAATTATGAGAACAAAAGTGAAACACCTGTTGTCAAAGATGTTGTTATCAAAGACGGTGTTGTAACTTTTGTAGATCCTAATGAGAAACTTAAACATCTAGAGGAGTGGATAGACGGTTCACCTGCTATAAACTATGAACAAACGCATACTGGTTATTAGTGATCTACATATACCTTACCATCACAAAGATAGTTTCGGATTTTTACGTGAGATTAAGAAAGAATATAAGCCAGACTTCGTGGTTAATATTGGTGATCTACTTGACTTCCATGCTATATCTATGCACTCTCACGATCCAGACTTATATTCTGCTGGACACGAATTAGATAAATCAAAAGAATACATCAAACAATTAGAAAGTATATTTCCTCAAATGGTAGAGGTAGAGAGTAATCATAGTAGTTTAGTATACAGACGTGCATTAAAGTTTGGTATGTCAAAACAATTCTTAAAAGATTATGGTGAGTTTCTAGGTACAAAGAAATGGAAATGGGTAGATGATCTTACTCTTACTATGTCAAATGGACAAAGATGTTTTTTTACACATGGTAGATCTGCGGATGTATTGAAAGTATCACAAACTATGGGTATGTCAGCAGTACAAGGCCATTATCATACAAAGTTTCTTGTATCTTGGTGGGCCAATCCAGACAATCTTTTCTTTGCTATGAATGTAGGATGTTTAATAAATCAGAAATCACAAAGTTTTGCATACGCTAAAAATTTTAAGACTAGATTTATACTAGGATCTGCAATGATAGTTGACGGTTATCCTAAACTACTTCCAATGGTTCTTAATAATAAAGGTAATTGGATAGGTAAATTAGTTTAAGCGTAACTAGATTTTTTAGTACCAAATTTAGGAAATGACTTTTTCTTTTTAGATTTAGCCATAGCATTCTTAATAGCGTTACTTCTTCTTGTTTCGTAACTAGACATTTTACCGTCTTTATTAAGATCCCCTTTGTTATGTGTTTTTCCGTGTGGCATATTACTCCTTTATTTTAAATCTTTTTAAGCCGCTACCCTAACTAAAATTATT